AATAGAATATAAACTCGATGATGCCCATGATGCACTAATAGAACTGGAGGCATAGATTGCCCCAATAGAATATAAACTCGATGATGCCCATGATGCACTAATAGAACTGGAGGCATAGATTGCGCCGGTGACATATAAACTAGCAGCTACAGAGGGAGCCCAGGAGGCACTTACTGCCCAACTGGATGTTCCGACTAATTTGGCGGTTACGGGAATAGTGATATTTCCAGTAACCCCGAATGTGGTATAAGTTGATCCGCTTGTTGTAAATCGTATTGCACCGCCCGCATCTTCTATATATGTATCTCTATATAAAACCGTCGTCGAATTAGGATCTCTAAGATTTAATAATCCACCTACTTTTAATAGACCGACTCCGGTTGTTCCTGGATTCCATACTAAACTTGGATGTGTATCTGCTAGTAATGGTTGATTACCACTTCCGGCCACCATTGTTAAATTATAATCTGTACTATCAGAAGACACCCCAGTGGAACTTGATAATGCGGTGGTAGCAGTAGTTGCTCTGGAAGCGGTACCATAAAATAAAGAAGCGGTGATTATACTACATGATATATTACCGAATACATCTAATTTATTTACTGGGGAAATTGTACCGATGCCGACATTTTTAGAAGAATTTATTATTACGGAGGCGGTATCGGCGGTTCCACCTGCGAACAGGTAGAGATTTTTACCAGTGGTTATATTACCGATATAGAAATTACTACCGGTATTATACAAATAGCCATCATTTTGTAATCCGACGACATTGGAAGTATAACCGCTGCTATTAATACCTAAGTCTACGAAATTACCGGTTTCATTGCCGGTATTATTAGTTGCTACTATATCTGAACTGGCGGCGACACCGGCGCTACTATTTTTAATATTTAATTGTAAATAATTATCTAGAGTTCCTACGCCACTGATTACGTTATAAGTTGTTCCGGAGACCAATAATTTTTCCGCAGTACTTCCGAAAGCAGATACCCCGATACCGACGTTACCGCCGACATAAGAAATATTGTCGGCGGTGGTAAGCCAGGGGTAGGATGAGCTTAAAGAAGAACTGGCCCAACTTGCACTAAAGGCAGTGACATTACCGGAGATATTGGTAGAGGAGATATAACTGGCGGTTTTGGCATTAAGTGCCCAACTGGCCGTACCGAATAAAGAAGCGGTAGCAGCGCCATCTTTGTAACTATTACCGGAAGTAAAGATAATTCCACTACTGGATACATAAGTTATTCCGGAACTGAAATTAATACCAGTAACCCCATAGGTGGTAGCATTATTAACATTCATTCCGGTAGTATCTATTACTACTCCAGTATTTGATACATATGCCGCTGTCAATGCATTGGTTGCTCTTGATGCAGTACCAAAAAATAAACTGGCCGTGATTACACTACAACTGATATTTCCTACTACATCTAATCTGTTTACCGGAGAAATAGTTCCTATGCCGACGTTGCCATTATTTAATATTGTCATTGCAATACTTCTTTGTGGAGCGAAATAAATCGGAGCAGTACCAACCGTTCCAAAATAATAACTACTTGCCCCTTGAACTTCACTGACAACTTGATTGTTTCCCGTAACTCCGCCATATAGAGTTCCGCCGTAAGTCGAACCGAATGTACATTGGTATAATCCAGCGGTATCTGCGGCAGTTTGAACCGATGCATATACACCAGTGCCTGATACTGTAGAAGAAATGATATTGCTACCAGCAGTTTTAGCATTAATGCTTCCATTAACTTCCAACTTCGCTCCTGGACTCGTCGTCCCGATGCCGACGTTGCCGCCGCTTAAAATAGTCAACCTAGAAGAAGCGGGGTCATTAACATTAGAAGTGCTTTCCCTAATACTAAAATCACCAACAGTGTCTTGTTCAGTTACAAATCCCCAGTTTCGACGAGCCGATAAATCAGTAAGGTTCCTAGATAAATATATATGACCAGTTCCGGAATTAATTGTACCGTTTACATCAAGTTTAGCGACTGGTGTCGTCGTCCCGATGCCGATATTACTACCTGTCGTCATAGTCATAACATTTGCGGCATTATGTAGGATAGAAAACATATTGCCATTTGCCGCCGGATATCTTAAAAAATTCCATTGTCCGGTTCCAGATCCATTTGCTCCAGAAACCGCACCTATTACAATAGTTGAATAATCATTATTAGCAGGATGAATACGTATGCCTTCATTATAATTACCATTTGCGCCGGGAGATATATCTACTGCTCCTCCGGATATATGTAACAAAGATTCCGGACTCGTCGTCCCGATACCGACATAGCCTGAATAATCAAAATACATTCTAGCAGTTCCTGCTGCTAGGGGATCACCTCCGAGAGCGGTTGATTGCATTACCGCTAAATCACCATAAGCGAGTCTTGATGCATCTATTGCCCAATTACGTGCAACTGTGACGGCGGATGTCGTGTTAAATCGGATGGCAATATCCGCATCTTTGGACAACGTTAATAATGCTTCGGGTGTAGTAGTGCCGATACCAACATTGCCGCCACTTTGAATTGTAACTCTATCCGCAGCATCATAAAATCTTAAATCATTTGAACCAGCGGGAGAATATATTGCCCATTTAAGAACATTATCTTTAAGTAGTCTAAATTGTGAAGTATTAGCAGCGATAGTATCAACTTGAATGAAAGCCGTCGTGCCAGCACTATAAACATGTAAAGAACTGCCGGGACTCGTCGTCCCGATGCCGACGTTGCCGCCAAGTGGATTTAAAATGATTGGGTAAGCGGTATTTTGATTAGCCCTTGAATCCATAGATTGAATCCACATCCCATACGGATATGCTAAATAGCCTCCAATACTAAGACCAACATTTACCGCACTACCAGGATGAGTAGTTGCATCTGTATAAATTTGTAATATCCCTTTATCTGTTATACCGGGTGCGCCAATTAGCCCAGAAAGACTTGTCAACGCCTGTGGACTAGTAGTCCCAATCCCGACATTACCTCCGTTTAAAAGAGTCATAACAGTTAGGCTTGGTCTTCCGATATTGAGATCGCCGAGATAATTTTCTATAAACCAAGCTCGCCACGTATAGGTGGTGTTTGAAGTATCCAACCAAATTGAACTTCGTCCGGAAGCAGAAGAACCAAGTCTCACGCTATCCGCCGTTTTTTGAGTAGCAATACCCGCCCCGACAACCCTTACGTCTAATCCTCCACCGGGAGTGTCAGTACCAATACCGACATTGCCGGTATTTGTGATACGCATTTTTTCTCCCCCATTGGTTTCGAAAATATGCACGCCAGTACTACCCGCACGATAATAATTGTTGGTAGCAATATCGTTGTCTATACTACCAAAATAAATATTACTTCCAGCATAGGCTAACATGCGACGAGTAGTTCCTGACACTAACCAGTTTATACCATAATTTTCTTCTAATTGAATACTTCCAGTACTAACGTGTAACTTCGCCCTAGGACTCGTCGTCCCGATGCCGACGTTGCCGCTTCCTTTTATTACCATGTTCTGCGTATAGCCCGACAAACCTGAAGGTGTAGAGTATGTTCCAAACAAAATATCTTTTGGGTCAGTAACCGCAATTAAACCCCCTCCCGAAACAGGTCTGAATACCATTTCCGCACTGTCCGTAGTATCAGTTAATAACATTGAAGAAGCGACACCTGTTGCTCCAGAAATATGAAGTTTTGTCGCAGGACTAGTAGTCCCGATACCGACGTTGCCGTTATTTAATATCGCAAGCGCCGTATTTGCATCGGGGGTAGCTCCTTGAGATGACCCGTAAGAGATACCAAATGAGCCATATGAAAGATTTCCTACAGCATTACCGATGACCCAGTTTCTAGCAGCAGCAATAACAGTTCTGTCGGTCAATCTTATTTCGGGGCCTCTTATGCTGGAAAATGCCGAAACATCTAACGTTGCCCCCGGTGCCGTCGTCCCGATGCCGACATATCCGTTACCTCCCAAAATGTTCAACGCATTAACGGGATTTCCACTACCATCAGGAACTTGAAATCTCAAAGTTTTTGCTCCCCAACCTCCCGCTTCTCCTCCTACCGCAATACCACCAATCCAACCCTGATAACCGCTGGAACTATCGTAGGTATAGAAACCTGCCAGTTCCGCTTGAGCAGCGGCTTGAGTATTTCCAATACCAACAGCGGGATTGGAAAGTCCACCAGCCGAAAAAGTCATAGTCCCACCGGCCACCGATAATTTCTGTCCCGGTGACGTCGTCCCAATTCCGACATTACCTCCGGTTTGATAGATATTACTACTGGATAGAGTAGTTCCACTGGCCCATATTGGTATATAATTTGCAACTCCACCGCTTATATTAGTGGCAATGCCGTTGAATAAACTGGCCGTGATTACACTACAACTGATATTTCCTACTACATCTAATCTGTTTACCGGAGAAATAGTTCCTATTCCGACGTTGCCACTTATTATCATTGACCCTGCCCCTGGGTCTGTGCCAGTATAAGTCCCCAAAGACAAGCCACCCGTTGCACTCAATCTCATTTTTTCGCCAATAGTTCCACCCGTCGGAGTTGTAGCAAACGCCATATAATAACCATCTTGATTAGCATCAAGAGCTTGGGAATATATTCTCGTTTTGGCGACTCCTGCTCCACTTTGAAAATCAATACCTGTCCCTCTGCTAGCCGCATAATCTGCACTATTTCTCAAAAACAGAGCAGAACGAATACCACCATAGGTATCTTGAAAACCACTTTGAGTCGCTGTCCCAGACCCACCAGACCCACCTCCCACATACAAATTACCATTCACTTCCAGTTTGTTGTTCGGAGTCGTCGTCCCGATGCCTACATTGCCCGCATTGAGTATAACCGGTTTATCTCCTTCTACAAAAACCGCATTGACCAAACTAACTCCAGAGCCGCTAACATATAAACTGCTCCATCCCGTGGTTCGGTGAGCTAATACAGCGACTTCACCTAAAACCGAACTATTGTTATAAATTATTTTAAGAGCGGCGTTTCCTACTCCTCCTTGATTCGAATTGATTGTTACTTGTTGTCCGCTCGAAGTAGTAGTGCCAATGGCAACGTTGCCGATACTTGTTATCCTCATTGATTCCGCAAAAGTTCCACGATTTTGGTCAAAATTACTAAATAAAAGGTCGGTGGAATAGTTATCACTGGTTATCGATTTAATACTCGCACCCGATAACGCTTCCGTAGTCCCACCAAAGGATGAAATCGGAGCGAATAATAAGGCAGATGAATACCCACTACCAAAAGCGATTGCCGTATTGCGAATAAGCAATTGAGAGGTGGCACTGGTAGAGCTTTCAATATGTAGCTTCTGAGCAGGACTCGTAGTCCCAATTCCCACATTTCCGCCGACATAAGCGATATTGCTTCCGGTAGTAAACCAAGGATAAGATGAGCTTAGAGAGCTACTCGCCCAAGAAGCAGAGAGGGCGGTAACATTACCAATAATATTACTGGAAGAAATATAGGATGCGGTTTTGGAATTAAGAGCCCAGGAGGCTGTTCCATACAACGACGCTGTTCCATATGCTATGTTTTCAACTACTTGTGTTATATTTGCCATATTTTAAACTCCATAACCACTGCCCACAAACAACCACTTCTCCATTAAATATCTCGCAGTTGTCGTTTGATTTACTGTGAACGAGAGATTATATATTTGTAATGTATTAGGGGTACCAGCACCGGGATCTATAATCGTAGACGTTATCGCCCAGGTCGGACTGGAAATCTGCCGCAATATATACCCCGGTTGCGGACTCGCCCCCAAATAAACTCTCAATACCATAAATTCTCCATAATACGTATATGGAGTCCCCGTGTTAACATCGTCTCCCTGTATCGTCAATTTCACTAAACATGATCCCCCTGCCAATAATTGAGCCACTTCAAGATTATACGGCACCCCACTGCTAAATATCATCTCCCCCGCCGTCCAGGTAATTCTATTACTCGCATTTAATCCCGGTGTAGTTCCACTAGCAGTTATTGCATATAAGGCATTCGATGACGTTACTGTTAAGGTATTCGTAGCCGCATTTAACGTAACCCCATTGTCAATATATAATGGCTGATTCCCAGTTGATCCCGTTGCCATTAATAAATAATAAGGACCAGTCGATACCGTAGCCACCGATGAACTTAAAGAATATGATGCCAAACTTGCGGTTCCATAAAATAAAGAAGCGGTTATTACTGAACAAGAAATATTTCCTACTACATCTAATTTATTTACTGGAGAAACAATGCCGATACCAACATTTCCGCCGACATAAGCGATATTACTTCCGGTAGTAAACCAAGGATAGCTTGAACTCAATGAACTGGAAGCCCATGAAGAACTAAATGCGGTAATGTTTCCGGTAATATTACTCGAAGAAATATAACTAGCAGTTAATGAATTAAAAGCCCAAGATGATGTTCCAAATGTAGAGCCGGTATGTGATCCAAATAAATAACTAGACGATATACTAGCAGATGCCCAACTT